AAAGATGAAGAAACTAATAAAAGAAAGGGTGGAATATTATCTGATCTATATAATAACGTAAGAGGATTCTTTAATAAAACTATAGATGATGTAAAAGATAATTTTCACTCTATCGGTTCTTCTATCAAAGATGGAATTATGCTTAAAATATTTGGTAAAGTAAAAGATCCGGAAACTGGTGAATATAAAAAAGATGAGAATAGTGGACCCTCATTATTTGATAAAGCTAAGAATATATTTACCGATGGAATAACTGGTTGGACTAAAGCTTTTTTTGGTGATGAAAATACTAAAGAGCATGTAGAAGAAGGAAAGAATAAAGCTAAAGAAGTTATTAATTACTTAAAGAATAATGCTGATGCAGGTTTAACTGGAGCTGGTATTGGTGCTGGTGTAGGAATGTCAATGGGTGGATTTTTAGGTTCAGTTATTGGTGGTCCTTTTGTTGGTGCTGGTGTAGGTGCTATTGGTGGATTCTTATCAAGAAGCGAAAAATTCCAAAAGTGGATGTTTGGTGAAGTAGATGAAGAAGGAAATGAAATTTCTAAAGGTATTATTTCACAACAAACTCAAAAATTCTTTAAAGATAATAAAGATCATCTAATAGGTTCTACTGCTGTTGGAGCAGGAGTTGGAATGCTTACTGGTGGTGGATTATTAGGTACTTTAGTTGGTGGTCCTGTTGGTGGAGCTATTATGGGATTGGCTGGTGGAATATTAACTAAATCTCAAATGTTCCAAGATTTCTGGTTAGGTAATCCACAGAAAGGTCAAAAAGGATTAAAGAATGCTATTGCAGATGCTTGGTCTTCTCATTTCTCTAGTAAAAATGGAGAAGAAGTAGAAATAGGTAAACAGGGTATGCAAGCTATTGGTATGAGTGCAACTGGTGCTGCCGCAGGTGGTGCTGTTGGATTACTTATGGGTGGTCCTGTTGTTGGTGCTATAGCTGGTCTTTCTTTAGGAATTGCATCTCAGGGTAAAAACTTAAAAGAATTCTTCTTCGGTAAAGAAGATGGTTTAAATTTAGGTGATGGTGAAAAAGTTAAAAAACAAGGTATATTTGGTATTATAGGTAATACTATTAATGCTAATATATTGAGTCCATTAAAGACTGAATTTAAATTTATGGTATCAGATGCTCTTAATGTAATAGAGCATAAAATACTTGCACCCGTTGGATTTGCTACTGAATTTGTAGCAGATAAATTAGGTGGATGGGTATCTTCATTAGTACAAAGAACTGGTAAATTCTTTATGAATTTAGGTTTATCTATTAAAGATACTTTAGCAGATTTATTCTCTCCTGTTACAAAAGGAATAGGTAATATTTTATCTAAAGGAGTTCATACTGTATATACAGCATTATCAACAGCTGCAAAAGCTCCGGGTGCTATTATTGCTGCTACTATTAAAACTTTTAATCTTGCAGAAAGATTTAATCAATTTTTACCTGTAAGAGTAGTAAAAGGATTTATTAAAGATGTAGGAACTCTTATTAAAACTGGAATTAAATCTGGTATACAAATGCTCTTTAAAGGAATATTTAATATTCTTAAAACTCCATTTATGCTATTAGCTGGAATAGGAAAAGCTACTAAAGCTGTAGCTAAAGGAATAGGTGGTATTAAAGTTGGTGATAAGAGTATTGGAGAAAGAATTAAGGGTAGACTTAATGGTACTACATGGGCTGAAAACTTCCGTAAAGAAATGGAAGAAAGAGGTGGATTGTTTGGTACATTAAGTGAGAGAATGAGACTCAATAATGCTGATTATAAAGCAAGACAAGAAGAAATTAAAGCTCAATATAAATCAGATAAAGAACTTACTAAAAATGCTCAGATAATTAATAAAGCTAGTAAAGGTCAATTTGGTCAGGATACTGAAGAAGCTAGAAAGTGGCTAAGAATGCACGACCCTAGAGCATATGCTAAATTAGTAGGTGAATCTGCTGATGTAAGAGCTTCTATGACAGTAGAAGAATTAGCTAAAGCAAATCCTAATAAATTATCTGATGAGGGAAAACAAACTTTCTTCTTGAAAAATATTTCTGATGCAGTACAGACTATTATTGCTAATATTAGTGGAAAATCTAAAGCAGTAAATAATACGGCTCAAGCTCAAAATGTTATGAGTGCATTAAATGGAATGAAAACAGAAGATCTTCGTAAAGAAGCTGAAGGTAGAGGAATTACATTTGATGAAAATACAACAGATGATGAGTTAAGAACTCGTATTGCTAATTCTGTAGAAGGTAGTAATGGAAGAGCAACTTCTGCTCCTACTACTGGTTCTCAATTAGGTAATGATGTAGTTAGAAATGTTAATAAAGTTACTAGAGGAGTTAAAAATACTCTAGATGGATTACACACGGTTAAGAATATAAAGCATATGTTTAAATACTTTACATCAAGTAAAGTAGATAAACTTATTATGAGTGCTACTGGTGGTAAATTTGATAAAGATACAGCTGGTGCTAGAAAGTACATAAAACAACATAATACAAGAGCTTATCTTAGATTAATAGATTTAACAGGTTCTGAAGAACCTACAGAAAATGATGATGAAGTTGAAGATGTACAAGATGCTGCAATGGAATCAGGTGAGAATGTAGAACAGCACTCTATTGGTGGATTAATTAAATCTGGTTTATCTCTAGTAGGAGAAAAAGGAGCCGAGTTAATTAATGTAGGTAAGAAAGGTGTTGAAGTTCTTTCTAATAAAGCTACTAAAGCTGCAACCAAAGCAGTTAAATCTGGTAGAAGAAGATTTAGTTCATTCTTTAGTAAATCTACAGAAACTCCAGTAGATTATAATGAAGCTGCTTCTGATGAAGATAGACAGAATAGAATGGAAAATGCTAATGCTGCTGTTGGTGCTGCTAAAACATCAGCTGAACAACAAGCTGCTGTAGCAGAAGCTGCTAGAATAGCAGTAGAAGCAAGAAATGATATAGCATCAGATAATCAGAAGAAAGCATTAGATGAAGCTAGAACTGCTAATGAAATAAGAAAAGAAAAAGAGGAACAAAAAGAGAAAGAAGAAGAAAAGAAATATCGTGAAGATATGATTAAAGCTACTAATAGTAATGGTGAATCAGTAAATAACTTTAAAAAAGGATGGGATGCAATATTCTCTAAGAAAGGTTTAATTACTGCCGGAGCTTTAATTATTGGTAGTTGGATGATGAAGAATTTCCCATCATTAATGAATGGAATAATTCAAGGACTTGGTGGAATTGCTAGTAGTATAGGAACTTTTCTTGGTGGTACTGTAAGTGATGCTACTAGTGACTATAAATGGACTCAAGAAAATTCTACAAGAACTAATGGTAATAATTCTGACCAAGAAATGCAGAGAGAAATAAATGAAGTTAAAAAAGGTAATATCTTTACTAATGATATGGGAGAAGCTACTCATAATACCGAAGGTAGAATGAAATTAGCTGGTAATATCATTAAAGGTGCTTCTAAAAATCCTATTCTTAGTAAATTGGGTAGAGGATTTGTAAAAGTTGGTGGTAAAGTAAGAAATAAATTAGGTGGAGCAATAAAAGCTGGATTATTTTCAAAAGCTACTACTACACGAATAATGAAAAGTGGAGAATCTCTTGAAAATGCAAGATATTTGTATGAGAGAGGTATTATTGGAGCAGAAGGATTATATGACGATATTACTGTAGGTAAAAATGGTATCGTTACTAAAGCAATGAACAAAGTTAGTGGCGTGGGTGATGATATTGGTAAACTTATAGCTCAGAAAGCGGAGAAGGGTAATGGATTATTATCTAAAGTATGTTCATATATACAAAAATTCTTTGATTTAATAACGGAGAAATTTGCTAAGAAAACTGGTCAAGAAGCTAGTGAAAAAGTATTTAAATATGGACCAAGTGCTATTATAAAAGCTCTTAAAAGTCATTGGGATGAATTAGCAGAAAAGATGGCTACTAAGATATCTGCTGTTACTGGAGCTCATGTAACTGGTGCTGCTGTTACAGCCGGTTTAACTGAAGTTGCTTTTGCATCTATAAATGCATTAAATGGTCTTTCTGGTACTGCTAAACTTTTCCAAGTTGCTCCAGATAAAGTAGATGGTAATATGAAACTTATTGCTTCTGTATTTGGTCTTATTACTGGTACAACTCTCGGTAGTATAGTTGATGTTATACTTTCATTAGTTGGTGGAGCAATGGGTGTAGATCTACTACATTCAATGGCAGTTGGATTATATAAAGTATTAGTTGGTGCTGATTCAGATAAAGCTAAAGCATTGGATGCAGCTCAAACAGAATGGCAAGATGCTTATCTTGACCAGAGAGATGGTAAATTACAACAGCAGTATGAAACTCAAAAGAAAGCTGGTATAATTGGACCAAATGTAACTTATGACCAATTTGTAGAAGGAGTTAAGAATGGTACTTATAAAGCATCATATAAATCTTTCCAAGATTGGAATACAGAGAATAATGGTTCTATGTTTGATAAAGCTGCTACTGTAGTTGGTAAAACTGTAAAAGGAACTGCTTTTAAATTTGGTAAATTCTGGAATGGAGAAACTAGTTATACTGATGATAAAGGAAATACTTATAAGAAGAATCAAGATGGAACTTATCAAGTTACTGGAGCTGATGGTTCTGATTTAGGATATGTAAGTGCTGAATCTATAGATATATCTTCAATGACTGAAAATAAATCATCTGGATTTGGAGCTAAAATATTAAATGGTGCTAAGAAACTTGGTAGTAGTATTGGTGGATTCCTTAAGAAAAATAAAGGTGCTGTAATTGGTAGTGCATTGGGACCAGTTGGTACTATAATAGGACATAAATTAGATAAATTATTCTCTAAAGATAGAGATGTATTTTATGATGCGGACGGTTCATTCTATGATGTAAATGGTCAACATTATACAGCTAATGGAGTAAAACTAGATAAAATAGAAAATACTAAATTACAGTATAAAGTTAATTCTGGTCAGTTGATGAAAGGTACGTATACCTTTGAAAAATCTAAAGGTGAAGAATTATTAGATAAAGGAAGTAAAGCTCTTAAGGATGCTTGGAATAAAGCTGTTCCTGTATTAACTGGAATATGGGATGGAGTTAAAACATTTGGTAGTCTTTTTATAAAAGGAGCTAAATATAAATTCTATGATAACCCAATTACTAAATTCTTTAGTACTAAGAGAAATTGCTTCTATGCTGCTGATGGTTCTTATTATCTTCAAGATGGTCAGCATTATACAGCTAACGGTGATGAATTAGATAAAATAGATGAAACTATGCTTTCCAGAATGATAAGTACTGGTCAATTAACTATAGGTACTTACGAAGCTAAAGATAAATCTACAGCTAGTAAAGTATTTGATACTGGTAAAAAAATATTATCTGGAGCTTGGGATAAAGTTAGTAAAGTATTAGGTCCTGTTTGGGATGGATTTACTAAATATATTGGTAGTCCTGTTGTATCTGGACTTAAAGAAAAATTTGATGATTTAAGAACTAAAGCAAGTACTGTATTTAATATGCTAACGGGTACTTGTTGGATAGATGCAGATGGTTCTTATTATACTCAATTAGGAAAAACTTATAATCATTATACTGCTAGTGGTGATCTTATTGATGAAGGAATTGATTCTGAAACTGTAAATAGTTTAATATCATCTGGTATTCTTGTAAAAGGACAAGTTCCTAGTGATCAAAAATTAGGTACTCAATTTACTAATACTATAAGTTTATTAAAAGAAAGAATTAGTAAAGTTGCTGGTTTATTTAAAGATGTTACTAGTACAGTAGGAAATACTGTTAGTGGATTCTTTAATAAAGTAAAATCTGCTGGTGGAAATATTTTAAAAATGATTGGTGGTTTATTTACTACTAAGACTAAAAAGAGTGGTTGGTACTATAATGATGGTTCTTACTATGTAAAAAATGGTAATACCTATACATACTATAATCCACTAGGTGATGTTATTGGAGAAAATATTCCTAAAGATGATATTGAAAAAATGATAGCATCTGGTTTACTTACAGAAGGTGAAGTTACTGTAAAAGATAATGTATTATCAGTAGGACTTAAAAACCTTGGACAGAAAGCTAAAGATACTTTTAGTAAGGGAATGGATGCTGCTAAAAATGCTTGGAGTAACTTTACAAGATGGTTATCAGGTGGTAATAGTGGTGGTTCTGGTACTGGTGGATTTGGAAAAGGAAATAAGAGATCTATTAAATATGGTGGATTTGGTGATATTGTAAATGGAGCTAATTATTATTCTCAAAATGACCCTAGATGGTCAGGTAAAGGATATAATACAGGAGCTGATTCTGCAACAATGAGTGATGCTGGTTGTGGTCCAACTGCTATGGCAATGGCTATTAATACAGCTAAATCCAGACAGGATGTAACTCCAATACAAATGGCTAATATGGCTAAATTTACTGGTAATAGAGATGAAACTGGTACTAATTCTAATTTTATTGGTCAAGCTGCTACAATGAGTGGTTTAAATAGTACTCAATTAAATAATCCTTCTGCTGTAGATTTATCATCTCAAGTATCTTCAGGTAATCCTGTTGTATTACTTGGTAAAGGTGGTAATGCATATACTAATGCTGGTCATTATGTAGTTGCAGTAGGACACGATAATAATGGTAATATTCTTGTAAATGACCCTAGAGGAAAAAATTATTCTAAAGCATATAAACCAGAAGCATTATCAAGTGGAGCTATTTCATCTTGGTCTATTGGTAATAATTATAATGGTGGAAGAGGAATACTAATACCTAAAAAGAAATTCGGTGGTAGAGGTGGAATCACTTCATCTAAAATTATTGAAATTGCTAAGAATGAAATTGGATATATGGAAAAAGATAATACTCAAAATCTCGATTCTAAAACTCCGGGTGGTACAAGAAATTATACCAAGTATGCAAGAGATGTGGGACATCCAAATGGATTAGCTTGGTGTGCTACGTTTGTTGCTTGGGTATTCTTACAAGCTGCTGGTGGAGATAGAACTCTTGCATCTAATACTACATATGGTGCATTAACAGCAAGTTGTGCTACTAATGTAAGTAAATTTAAAGCTGTAGGTAAGTGGTTACAACCAGGTCAAACTCCTAAACCTGGAGATATGGTATTCTATCAACGTTCACATACTGGTGTTGTTGTTGGTGTTAATGGTTCTACAGTTTATACTATAGAAGGAAATACATCTGGAGATAATGCTATTGAAAGAAATGGTGGACAAGTAGGATTAAAAACAAGACATGTTGGAGATCAAGGTATTCTTGGTTGGGGTTCAACAGATGTAACAGTAGATGCAAATATGACTGATCCAAGTTCAGTATCTAGTGATGTATCTGGAATAACTTCATCATCTCCAAGTGGTGGTGCTACTACAGTAGGTGGAATGCAACAGAATCAGAGTAAATTAAGTATGATATCTTCATTATTCTCTGGATTAGCTACTGAAGCTACTAATAGAGTATTAAGTGGAGATATGAGTAATACTGATTTCTCATCTGTAATTAATCCTATAATAAATCCTACAGCAGGAAATGAAGTTAGTGGTGAAGCTACTATGGCTGTTGGTAGTTCAGAAGCAACTGGGTTCCCTACATCAGTATCTAGTGGACAAAAAATTCCTGCTACTTCAGCAGATATATTACATAAGACTGATATTAAGAAACTTCCTATGTTAGATCAATACAGTATTGAAAAAATAATTTCTACTAGACTAGCTGGAAAGAATTCTGTAGTAAAAGTATCAGATGCTGCTGCTATTAAAGCTGCTCAGGATAAATATGGAATAAGTGCATTAGCATTATTAGGTATAGCAACTCAGGAATCTGGATTGGGAACATCTAATATAGCTAAAACTAAATATAATCTATGGGGATGGGGTGCTACTAATGTTAATCCATCTGGTAATGCAAAACAATGGTCAAACGTTGCTGAAGCATTTGATGGTTATACTTATGCACTAAATGAAAAATACTATAAGAAGAGAAATGAACATTCGATATTAGATATATCGGGTCTTGGTGGTGGAGCTAAGATAGGATACGCATTTACAGATAATGCTGGTAAGAATATAGATAGACAGTGGGGTCCAGCTATCAGTAGAACTATGAGTAAATATCTTGATTATGGATTAACCGCTTCTGCTAATACTGGTGGTTCTGGTAGAGGAATAAGAAATTCTGTAGGTGGATATGGAAATGCTAATATATCTAATAGAAATAGAAGAAGAATAAATAAAGCAACTACTAATGCAAGAAAATCTATTACTGGTGGATTTGGAGCTAGTATATCAACAAATGATTTATTATCATCTACATCTAACTCTAATAATATAAGTAATTATATTAAAACAACTCCAGATAATAGTACAGAAGAAATTCTTATTAATGCATTAGAAATATTATCTGCTATTGCTGTTAATACAGGTACAACTTCATCTAAATTAGATTTATTAAATAACTTAAAAGGAAATTCATCTATTACTACTGGTGGAACTAATAATATAGTTGTAACAGGTAATAATGAGAATTCTGCTAAGAATTTTAATGCAAACACCACTTCACTGGGAAATGTATCTAAGAATGAAGCTACTGCAAGAGCTATAGCAAAAGGTGGTTATTAATCACCTTAAAAACAAAAGGATAAGCCTTGGAAATAACCTTGGCTTATCCATTATTTTTATATAAGGTGGAAATATTTATGGCTAAATCTAAAAAAAGAAAGAGTGGTAAAAAAGAAGTTCCAAAGAAATCTGCTAATAAAAAAAGTAGTAGTTCATCTAAATCAACTACTACATCTTCTCGTAGAAAATCTTCTTCTGGAGCTACTTCTGCTACTAAAAATATATCTAATCTATCTATGAGATTATTTGGAATACCATATCAATTTAGTGATATAGTAGATCCAAGAATGAAAGCGGTTTCTCCCACTATAGGAAGAAACTTTACAGAGCATATTTTGATGGAAGCTCCTGTTTGTACTATAATACCCGGAAATCCATCATTTCTACCATCAACATCTAAAGATCGTAAAATGAGTACTGCTCAAGCATTACTATCTGGAAATGATGTTATTGGAATAAATAGTGTATTAGGTGACCTAAAAGAAGGTGAAATGAAATTATATGATTTTCAACCAGATTATCACGAGTATATGAATTATGTAAATGCTATGTGTAGATGTGGAGCTACATTTTTACAATTAGGTGATGATACAACAGGTATAACAGGAAATTCTAAACCTAGTTCAAATTCATTTGATTTATTTGATTGGAGACAGTATAGATGGAATGAGAGAGCAACTCAATCATTCTTCGATAGATGGAAATCTAATAATGTAAGATTTTCATTTCATCAAAATGATGATACAAATAATGATAGTGGAGAAACTTTAACATCAATAGCAAAGAGTTATAACTACGTACAATTCTATATTGATTCAGATGTATCTCCAGATGAAAGTTTACAAAATAGTACTGGAGCATCTACATTCAAAAGTATGTTTGATCAAGGTGCTGGTGCTATTAAAGATATTGCATTTATGGCTAATTCCGGTGGTATTGATTATCAAACACTACAAGGGTTTACAGAAGGTCTTACATCAGCAGCACAATCAGCAGTTGGTACTATATTAGGAAGTAATGGAATATCTTCTTCTTTAAGTAGAATAATAAATCTTGGATCAGAAACTTTAAAAGGTAATAATTTAATTATACCTGATATATATCAGAGTAGTGATTATTCCAAGAGTTATTCATTTACAGTACATTTAAAATCTCCTTATGGTACTAGATTTGGATATTATTATAATATATTTGTACCATTGATGCATTTATTAGCTTTAGTGATGCCTAGACAGCAATCAGCTAATTCATTTAGTTCACCATTCTTATTAAAAGCATATGTAAATAATACATTCACTTGTAATTTAGGAATTGCTAGTACTATTAGTATTCAAAAAGTATCTGATTCATTTAGTACATCAGGATTACCATCTGAAGTAGATGTTACTTTAAATATAACAGATTTATATTCTGATCTAATGATGAGTCCATCTAATAAACCAACTATGTTTATAGAAAATACATCATTAGTAGAATATTTAGCAGCATCTTGTGGATTGGATTTAACATCTCCTAATATAGATTTAAAATGGGGTAAAACTATAAATGCTTATTTAGGATCATTAAGAGATATTCCAACTAATGCATTAGGACCATTACAACACAAAATACAAGATATTATTAATAGAGCAATTGGTATGGGTGTATAAAAATAAAATGAATATAGAAAAAGAATATAATAAACTATATGGAGATATTCCTAAATATAATAATGAAAGAATAGAATACTTATTAAAAGATACTAATCTTAAAAGAAATAAATTAAAAGTATATGATGAGATAAAAAGAATAAATAATATTAAATGGAAAAAGAAATCATTTACTCTTTATATTATTCCTAAAGCAACTCCAAGACCAAGGAGTGGAAAGAATGGTATCTTTTATGTAAAGGGAGCTTCGGATAATAAAAAATTCTTTAAAGAGTTTATTAAAGATAAAGAATTAGAAATAATAAATACCCCTTGTAAAATAGAATGTATATCATATTTACCTATAAGTAAATCAATGAATAGTGTAAATAAGATATTAGCTGAATTGGGATTTATTAGACCTATAAGTAAACCAGACTGGGATAATTTAGCAAAAGCATACTGTGATATGATACAAGGATATCTATTAGAAGATGATGCATTAATAATAGAAGGAATATCAAAAAAGTATTACTCAATAAAACCTAGAGTAGAAATTACAATAGAGTGGATGGAATCATTTGATTGTAAATATAATGAAGATAAAATAATAAATAAGATACATAAGTAGATATAATTCTACTTATGTATCTACAATACCGTATTTTGAGAATCTATATATATATAT